TTGATGCTACAATGGGTGAAATGGATGATGACCTTTATTTTGACCTGGCAATGTGTCTCTTTGACCGTATCGAACTCAAATGAACACAATGACTAACAAACTCACTCCTGAACAGATGATTGAAGTTCTCGACCGCTGGAAAATGACACCTGAAGAGAGAGAACTTGCTGACAAGAAAAAGTTAGTCGAAGATGTTTCCAAAGTCATTGCTTCCTTTATAATTCTCTTCCTTGCTCCAACTATTATTTGGGCAGCACTTGTCTACCTAGTTGGTTTTGAGGTTACATGGTTGAAGGTGTTTGGAGCATACTTCATCTTCAACTTTGTCAAGAACATTATCAGAACCAGTTTTAAGAAATGAAAGTTTCCTACATCTTTCTGGCATTCATAGGCATTCTGATGTATAATGCCTTTCTCGCAAATCGAGATGCCAAAATGTTTGAAGCATACGATAAAATGTGTGCTGAACAACCTGCAAATCCTAACTGTATCTACGCAAAATGACTCCTGAAACTCTGAACTTTAACGGCGATGCTACCACCTTCCTTGGGTTTGTTGGTATTCTTTCGACGCTTCTCATTGTTGTTACTGCTTTCCGCCGTTTTTACAACAGTCCTTATAATCTTCGAGTAAAATCCAATGACTTTGCCACCGATAGCAGTGGAACTGATAGTTCTACTGACGCTTGAAATTTGGTTAATTTTGTTCATCAACTCTTTTAATTCTGATGACTAAACTTGAAGCAATCGCAGCAAAGTTTGAGTTGACCGTTGACTATGTGATGGATGAGTTTGTGATTGACAATGAACTCTACTATCCATCACTTTATCTGATAACAAATGGAGGTGATGTTTTCTTTCAGGTATTCCGAATTGAGGTAAAAACTCGGATTTAATTACACTTTCACATTTTTTTGAAATTTCACTGCAGTGAATGACCTAGGGCACCTGAGAGGTAAGATTTTAATTTTTCTCAAAGTGTCAAACAGTTGAGTTCAATTAAAATTACTCACTTTGAGATTGCCACTATAGTGTAAGGGTCACGATTCAATTTGGAATCTCTGACTCCGCATTTTCTACATTAAACTTCCCGCTTTTTCTACAATGGCAACACGTTCCCGCATTGGTATCGAACTTTCTGACGGTTCTATTCTTTCTGCTTATCACCACTATGATGGTTATCCTGAGTGGTTGGGTCGTATTCTCACCACACACTACAACAGCAAGGATAAAGCATCCGAACTGATTGATGGTGGCGACATGAGTTCTTGCTGGACTAATCGCACTTGGGAGGGTGAACTTCCTGTTGGTCAATATGCTCCTGAGTATTATTCTCAACGTGGTGAAGATTGTCCTCCTCGCCTTGATGCTGACCTTGCAGAGTATTTGCTGCCCGATAACAGCGAAGAGTTTGCATATGTCTTCCGCAATGGTGAATGGGTAGCATACGATATGCACCAGTTTGACGATAGCAAACTGCCTGAGGTTGTTGAGATTCCCAGCGGCGCACTTGCAGTCTGATTAAAGTTACTCACCTCTTGAGTGTCCCATAGATGTAAGGGGCACATACACTTCTTCGACTTAAAGCAAAAAACCATTTTTTATGGCATTCAAAACTTGTTTTTTTGGTTATTCAAATCTACCGTCAATTATCAATTACAATGATCAAGTTTTAATTCCATTGAAGAAAATTCGCACAATTCTCCAAGGAACAGAACAATCTGGACCATATGCGATGAAACAACTTCGTCAATTATGCAATTTTCTCAACATTCCTTTGTATTGTCCTGTCGCTGGATTGTATTGCATCAAAGAATCTGATGAGTTTTTCTTTTTAGTTAAACTTAAGGAACTGATTGGATACCCTTTGGGAATGTCTTGGACTTATGATTATGATAACCTTGGCAACCTAACATGGTTGGGTAAAAAAAGAGTGAGTGGTAAAACCATCAAAAAACTATACCAAGATTATATTTTGGATCCTATGATGGGACTTTCTAAAGAAGAATTTTATACCCTTAAATATCTTTATCGCAAAGGTTATGATTACAATACTGTACTTCAAATTGCGGTCTAATTAAAATTGCTCACTTTGAGATTGCCACTATAGTGTAAGGGTCACGTTCGATTCCAAAAACATGAAAAACCAATTCCAATCACTCATCGAAGATTCTGCATTTGTTAGTGCAATCGAAGGTCTGCAATCCTTTGTTCTTGATAACTTAGCAGATTGCGATATGGCATACGATTGGGTATGCGAAATGGCAGAATGTTCCTCCTTTGTTTGTGACAAGAAAGCATGGGACATGTTCTACGAAATTTGGGAATCTGCTGCTGAAGATGCAGGAGTTCCTGATAACATCATCGAATAAGATTTTCTTCATTGATTTACACTGACACTAATTTTTGAGGTCATTATGATTAAAAAAGGCGGCAATCCTTCTCCCGTCCAGGTATCTGAAGGTCTGAAAGGGTACAACGTTTGGGTGTACTCCAAGAGCAAAATCGGTGATGATGGTGTAGTTCGCCATCACTACAAAACTCTTACTGCAAAAGGAAAGTATCACTACGAATCTGATGCTTATGCTGTAGGTTGGGATTATATTGATTCTCGCCAATCATGGTCTGCATGGCGTGGAACTATTGAGGCACATCGCAAGGAGTTAGAGTTACAAACCTCAAGCAGCAATTAAAATTACTCACTTTGACATTGCCACTAAGGTGTAAGGGTTCAACATTCAACCATGAAAAAATACCCTCTGGGAATTGACAATCCGATTCTAATCAAAGCAGAATGGGGTTCAAGTAAGTGGGCACTTTACTGGAAAGATGACTTTATAAAGATTGCATCTTTTCCCACTCAGTTTGTTGCATATGATGCACGACGTTCCATTCTGAAGTCTATGGGTTTTGATGCCTAATTAGACTTTTTTCTTATCACTTTTGTTCTCTTTTTATCATGGCACTGCACAATCAACACAAAGCAATCGGTCATCTTGGCAATGGTGCTGATGGCGTAAAAGCAACAATGGCATGTAACTCTGCGGGCGGAAGTGGTCGCGGAATGACACTCACTCGCGTGACGGGTTTGGGTGCATATATGCCCGAAAATCTGAGTGAGATTGTAACTAACTATGAGGAACAGGTAAAAGCAGACCGTCGCGCTGCTGCACTCGAACGCCGTAAGAATCGCGGTGTCAAAGTATCAGAATTGGCATCGAATTACTGACCAATTAAAATTACTCACTTTGAGATTGCCACTATAGTGTAAGGGTTCAACATCATGACACAAACCAACCTCTTCTCTGTCGCTGATAACATGACAAAAGGAATGACACAATTCCGCGCTGGTTTCAAAGCAGAAGTGTACTGGGGAGAGCAAATTACTGCTCACCACATGAACACCCGTTCTGTGTATCGTTTCAAGGAGAACGATTCTGTGAGCATTACTCACTCTGCACCTTATAATTCTGATGGTGAGAGTGTTGACCAGTTTGTTGTACAACACACTCGTGTGCTAGAGTATCACCCGAGCGGTAATGTGTTCCGCTCGGAAACTCAAACCATCGACACCTATTCTACTTGGTTGGGCGCATACTATTGTGCTCTGGAAACTATTCGCAAAAACTCAAACTGATTTTTAGGAAACTCTAATTCAATGTTTAATCTCTACACTGAAATCCTGAACTCTGAAACCATGCCACTCACTACTGAACAACTTAATGACCTGAAGTGCAATTATGCACAGATGGTTGTGGATGATATGGACATCAAAACTCTGATGATTATGGCATATGATGTGATTGTCGAAAATCTCAAAGATTATGATGAAGAGGATATGAAAGAGGAGATTGTTGAACTGTATGATGAGGAAATCCTGGAGGACTTGATGCCTTAATTTATACTTTCACATTTTTCTGCAATGGCACTGCTGCGAATGACCTAGAGCATCTGCAGCAGTTCAAAACGGATTTTTGTGAAAGTGTAAAATAGTGAGATTCAATTAAAATTACTCACTTTGAGATTGCCACTAAGGTGTAAGGGGCAATCAATTCTCTACTCTCCCCCTTTTGAAATTATGTTCGAGACTGCTCTCCAATCCCTGCCACAATTCATTCAAGAAATGGATGCTGATTGGTGCATGGTTTTTGATTGGATGGAGGACCAATGTGGTGCTCTGAGTGAAGAACAACTCAATGAGATTGCTCTGGTTTTTGATACAACTCTTCTCTGAGTCGTTTACTCTTTTTTTCTTCACTCTTTTACTGAACACTCATGCTCAACAAAATCCTTGATTCTCTGCCCATGTTCTACAATGTCGATTGTAGCGACTGCTTTAATCTTGAGGCACTGATTCTATCACCCATTCACGGTGTTGCGATGATGCGCACAAAAAATGGTCATCTTTACTCTGCGCCTGTTAAAAGAACTGCTATTTTTTCGGCAATGTTCAATAAGAATCTGAGCGTATCAGAGTGGGTGAATGATCATGTGATGTTCACTTACTGAGTTACATTTAGTGAGATTCAATTAAAATTACTCACTTTGAGATTGCCACTAAGGTGTAAGGAGCACAATCAACCAATGCGCAAGATTGAAAAGCAGATGAATGATGCCATTGCAAGTGGCAACAATCTCACAAACGGAAACACGACTGTAACTTATGATGCAAATCTTGATACCGTTAAGGTGTTTTTGTATGGCAATCTGATTGCTGAATTGGGTGATTATTTTGTGCAAGTATTTGATGGTGGTTTTAAATCAGCAACCACAAAATCACGTCTCAATGCGATTCTAAGTGCAAACGGATGTGATGGTGACCGTGTGTTTCAAAAGGGTGGAGAATGGTTCATTACTGATGCACAAAAAGGTCAGGTGATTCCGTTCCGTAATGGTTATGTCTTTGCTTAAATCAATGAATAAGACAAGACCCGCAAGTTTCTATGCAAATCAAGTGAAACTGTTAATTCTTATCTTAGTTTCTGTTCTCATTGCAAAATCACCACCAACGAGGCAATTCATCTCTGATATGCTTTATACAACGTCAGAGATGATACGTCCTAAGTGACACAAACTCCAAATTCAATTAAAATTACTCACTTTGACATTGCCACTAAGGTGTAAGGAGCACTCACTCAAATGCAACTGACTTCCAAAGATGCGAACATGATTGTTGATTTCTATCCCGTAAAGTATGCGGATGGAACTATCTCCAATCGTCTTATTCTCAAGGTTCTGACTTTCTCTAACTGCAAACAATCCACTCGCTATATTCTCAAAAAAGATTTCCAGTATGAGGTAGATTCAAGGGTTGAGGGTTATGGTTACATTGTGACTGATATGCACACAGAACCACAACTCTTTAACTCTGGTCTCTCTCTTGCCTGCTAATTTTCACAAAAGTCCCTTTTTTCTCTAAAACAATGATCTTCAAAATTACACAAATCGAATTTGACTTTGACGACGCAATCTATGAGGATGTGACAGAAGAAGAACAGAATGAGATCATTAACGATACAACTTCTTATCTGTGGGATTCTCCTACTGAGGAAGAGTTGGTAGACATTATCAGCGACAATACTGGTTGGACTGTTATAAATCTTCAGTATGAGAAAGTATAAAACAATAACCAACCAATTAAAATTACTCACTTTGACATTGCCACTAAGGTGTAAGGGATCACCACTATGACTCACCTCAACAACGCTTCAAAAATCGGTACTCTCATCCCCCGCATTGGTCTCTCCTATTGCGCTGATGATAACACTTATACCGATTATACATTCTACGTTAATGCTTGGGCGTGTTCTCTCGAAGATCGTCCCCTTAAAGTATCCGAACCCGAAGGCGATTTGTTCACTCTTTTGTTCTCATGACAGCATTCGTAACACCAAAGTCTAAAAAGGCAAAAAACAGGTTTTTTAATCTGATGGATTCAAATCCAGAATGCATTATTGAACAGAGAAAAGATACGGAGGTGTTTCTTACATCAATGAATGGAAGAAATCACTTCTGGGTATCACTCAACCATGATAAAGATTGGGACTTAGACTTATAGTTTACCGCTCCTCATCGGGGCGGTTTTTTTATGCTATTTTATTTGCATTTGTCGTGAAATGGTAATAAAATCATTTAAAAATGTATTAAAAAATATAGTTTAGTTGTTTATGATTCTCAATAGTGAATAGTTATTGAGAATCAATAGTGTATAGTTATTGAGAAAAGGTTCTAAGAATGAGTAGAGAAACCTCCTTAAATCCTCTTTAAATCCTTATAGAAATCCCCTTAAATCCTCTTTAAATCCTTATGGAAATCCTCTTAAATCCTTATAGAAATCCTCTTAAATCCTTAAGGAAATGTGTCAGAGTCTTGTGATCTTGCACCGTTAACTATCACAAGACGCCCAAAATGTCAAGACCCAGATTATCAAAAAACCCCCATAAGAGTTCGATATTCATAAGGTTCGCTGATAAATACTCCCAACTGCTTGACGGTTACCGTCAGAAACCCTATACTGTATTCAGTTCAGTCAATCACTCAAATCCTCATGGTTTCCTATCAGATGGCACAAAAGCGTCGAGTAAGAATTACTCTGGATATGGAGGTCTTAAGTGACTTCAATCCCCGTGAAATCGACTTCGAAAAAGTATTCAAACTAGAACCCACAGAGAAGGTGGAAGCATACATCGAAGACATGGATATTGACTGGTGACAGCATACCCAACTCATAAGGTCTGAAAGCGTCTGAGAGTGCTCTACAATCGCCTGTAAGGGCACTCCAACTCTTTCTAGGTTATCTTACACCTAAGGCAAAACAATTAAAATTACTCACTTTGAGATTGCCACTATAGTGTAAGGGTCACCGAGACCTCCACTAAATCACTCAAATGCCTGCTACTCTCGCACCTGAAACCTACAACGGTTGGGCAAACTACGAGACCTGGAACGCTTCCCTCTGGATTCAGAATGATGAGGGTCTTCATACTCTTGCATACGAATCTGGTTCTTATGAGAACTTTTTGAGTGTACTCGAAGAGTTGAACATTGTAGCAACTCCTGATGGGGTAAGGTATGCTGACCCTGAAGTGAACGCTACAGAAATCAACGAAGAAGTGTTTGATTTCTGATACTTAAGGAGGTGGCAATTAAAGTTACTCACTTTGAGATTGCCACCATAGTGTAGGGGTCACTCAAACCCCCTCAAAACCAACATTCTTTATTCTTTAAAATGCAAATCACCTCTTCCGCTATCAACAACATTGCCTTCGCTGATGATAAGGTTACCGTGACCTTTAAGGGTGACCGTGACTATACTTACACCTGCCACGATGTTGCTGGTTTCCAGAATGACCTCAACGATGTAATCTCCGAGGGCGAATCTGTCGGTCGATTCGTCAACACCGCGATTCGCGCTCAACTACTCCAAGCGGTCTGAGATTGCAGGGGGGTTCTTTATACTTAAGGACTCCCCAATTAAAATTACTCACTTTCAGATTGCCACTATAGTGTAGGGGAACGGCAGCGCCCTAAAGACTCCAAAAAGTCCACTCCGATTCTTTACTTTTTTCGTCATGCAATTCGCTATCTCCAACAGCACCGCTATCGAGAACATCGCTCTGGAAGATAACACTGCCACCCTCACTTTTACTGGTGGTCGTGCTTATGATTACACTGTGACCGATGTTGCCAACTTCGTAACTTCGCTCTCTGATGTAATCCAACAGGGTGAAAGTGTTGGCAAGTTCGTCAACACCGCGATCAAGAATGAGACCCTGCAGCGTATCGTTGCTGCCTGATAATTGCGGGGGCATTCGTGATGCACAGTGCCCCTTCAATTCTCATCACATAAGACCACCAGTTCACTACACTTTTCTTTCGTGATTATGTCCGATTCGATGATGATTTCTCTGCTGCGTAAGGGTCAGACAGGCGACCAAATTCTCCAGATTCTTGATACCCTCGTCGAGGATATTACACAGGCAAACATTCAGGATTGCGCCGAACATTATGCCGCAATCTCTATGCCAACCCTGGAGGAAGTAGAGTTCTAATCTAACTCTTACTCGTGCGTCCTTATGTTATTCGTAGCGGGCGCACGAGTTTCTTATACAACTCTCGAAACGGTTAGGTATTCGTTATTCGCGCAATCGCAGTCTATTCGTTATTCGTTATACCATGCAATCGTTAGTTTATTCTTTACATTTAACTAAGTATAAAGAATAAAACAAGGATTTGTTCGTTATTCTTATCAGCACGAATAACCGATTTATTCGTTATTCGTATCAGCAGTAATTACGATTTATTGTTTATTATAATAAGCGGGCGTGCCCGTTATAAGAATCGCTAACTACCCTAACCTACAGAGGTGACAAAACGCGAGAGAACTATAAGGACAAAAAAAATTTTCCGTGGGATTATGAGGACTCTCAAAGTTTTTATAAGGTCTAAAAAAAATTCCGCGAAAAATTTATAAGATTCTAAGGTCACGCAACAAAAAAAACTCCGAAGAAATATGAGACGTTCAAAGAATTATAGAAATGTTCCGTACTGGAATTTCTGGAAGGTAGTTTTTGCGGGGTGGATAATTAGGTATCCGAAATTTTTTCTAAGACTCTTAGGTATTCCGTGTGGTATTATGATAGTCGTCATATATAATGCGGTTACGAAATAAGAGTGACTGAAAAAATTTTCGGAAAAAAATTTATATGTCAAAAGTTTATCACATATATGCAAAGGAACGTTGTATTATGCACAATGTATCTGAGATGGAGTTCAAGACTGTGTGGACAACACTCAATAATATGGTAGACTTATTGAATTCAGATTATGAGTTAGAGGATTTAAGTTATGAGGAACTAGATGTAAATTCCGAGAATTGGAAGGAAGCGTCTCATTGACAGAAAATAAATAGAACGATAGAATTGAACTGAGGTTTTATTAATCAAATGGCAAAAGGATTCACTGTAAAAGCAAAAGCACCAGTAAGAAATGAGGGTCCTGAATGGGACTATGATGCAATTAAGGAACGGATGCGAGGGAAGAGTATTGTATTTTGTCTTCCAGGTCGTGGATGTTCATTTACATTTCTCAAGAGTTTTGTACAACTTGCATTTGACTTAGTGCAGAACGGGATGAATATTCAGATTTCTCAAGATTATTCATCAATGGTTAACTTTGCACGTTGTAAGTGTCTTGGAGCGAATGTTCTAAGGGGACCAAAGCAGATTCCATGGGATGGTAAATTGAAGTATGATTATCAACTTTGGATTGATAGTGATATTGTTTTCAATACTGAGAAGTTTTGGCAATTATGTGATCTAGCACTTCCTGAAGAGGGGGAGGAAAAGGAGATTACTGCAGGATGGTATTGTACTGAAGATGGACGTACAACATCAGTTGCACACTGGCTAGAGGAAGAAGAGTTTCGTAGTAATGGTGGTGTAATGAATCATGAGATGGTTGATGGTATTACTAAGCGTCGTAAGCCATTTACTGTAGATTACACTGGATTTGGATGGGTACTAATTAAGAATGGAGTATTTGAGAATCTAGAGTATCCATGGTTTGCACCGAAGATGCAAGTATTTGAATCTGGTGCCGTGCAGGATATGTGTGGAGAGGATGTTTCATTCTGTCTAGATGCAAAAGAGGCAGGATTTGAGATTTGGTGCGATCCTCGTATTCGTGTTGGACATGAAAAGACACGAATCATCTGATCGAATGAATATTCTTTATAAAGGTAGACGAATTTATCAGAATCTATCTTATGAAGAGGTAACTGAGGTGCTTGACGAAATGGCATCTCAGTATTATGATAACGGAGTATTTGACCCACTTGAAATTGAATTGGAGGTAATTGAAAATGGCACGTCGTCCTAATTTTACTGGCGGTGAAAAAATTGAGTCCAAACCCAAACTAACTCGGCAGGGTTGTGGGAGTCACACAAAATATGCTGCCACATCTCGTAACAAAGCACGTAAACCATATCGTGGTCAGGGTAAATAGTATTAGATACCCAAATTCAATAAAACTATGAGTGTTTAGGTATCGTTTAAGTCGATATCTGAGCACTCTTTTTTTATCTCAGAATATCTTAGAGTCTTATAAAGAACCTTATAGAGAATCGCTTTGACCCTCGTCCAGAATCCCTCGCTATAGAGTTATCTTTTATAGGGATAGGAACCCCTTAAAAAGTTCTGTTCAACCTTAATTACAGGAGAAAACAGATGGCAATTTATCCACATCCAGATCGTGATTCAAATTACATGAGAGAAATGTGGGGCACAACACGTTTAATAACAGATTATGATTCAAACCCTACAGAAAAATCTCGTATGCTTCGTGA